ATCTTGATATCGTTCTGATATCATCGTGATATCATCTTGTTCCAACCAATGATATAGCTTTGAAACTATTGATTTTATTTGGTTTTCTGGAAGCCTCAATCTAAATGCTAATTTCTTGAAATCAGGAAGCCGACCATCATCCTCTGATGCAATCACCCAGATCATCACGAGGCATTTTGCCGCTAATGGTTCGAGTTCATGCCAATCGATATCGTCTAGGATATCTCTGTAGAGTTTTATCCAAGGCGGTTTGCGATCTTTGAAATGTTGAAACTTCGACCAGTTCTTAATTTTGAATGACATAATTTGATCTCCCATATTGAAGCGGAGATCGCGGAACAGTATAGTTCTGTCCTCGACCTACGCGGCATCGTAGGTATTCAGGCCGATAGAGTTACCCGCTCTGTCGGCCTATATTTTTAACCTATATTGAAACCTCGCGTTTTTCCAGTTGTTTCTTAAACTTCTGGTAGCCATGCAAGATTGTTGTATGGTCGCGGTTTCCGAGGAATCGTCCGATTCGAGGAAGGCTCCAAGTCGTTTCGGTTCTAAGCCGATAGATCAATTCAAACCGCGCTGGCATAACATCGGTAGTTCTGCGATCAGATTCAATATCTAAGAGAAACTGCTTATGCTTCAGGCAAACTTCAGCAACGATTCGACGAATTGAATCCGGTATTGACTGACCGCGAATATACTTGCCAGCCTGTTTCCAAAACTCAATTTCCTCTTCTATTCGCTTCGGAGTCATTTCTTCAGGTTTCAAACCACTTGATGAGATGAGAATATAATCTCTTTTGATCTTATACTTTCTAATTATTTCATCTTCTAACCGCTTTTTTGCGCGTTCGCGTTCAGCCTGTTGTTCGCGTTCTTTTGATTTTTGATTTTCTTTTTCCTCTTCGATCTTTTGGTATCGAAGTTGGACCGATGCCTGATCAATTCGTTGTCGAGCCGCCTTGTATCTCTGTTGCAATTCCATCTTCAGATCGGGAGATGATTTCACAATAAACTGTTCTTCCATAACGGTTAATCCATTCTGCGGTTAGCTTTTGGCAAAGATGGTCATCATGAACCACTCTTGCGCTTACGATGCAGTCGAGACTGCTTTTAAGTAAATTATCGAGATCGCGCTTACGTCGATCTGGACGTTCGAAAACAAACTTGATTTCAAACAAACCTTCTATTTTTACCAACCCTATTTGCTGTCGAATAATCCAAGCATTAGCATCAAGCCATGCTCGATATTGCTTTGTTTTTACAAGTCCTTTGCCCTTTACAGGCATCCAAAGATTATTCGTGCTTGGCGGAAATTCAAACTGAAATCGCATCGTTTCTCCTAAAAAAAAGGCCGGACCTTTTGCGATCCGACCAGTTGGGGAGGAACCATTAGAAATCAGATCGTCTCACCTTTCTTCGGGCTGTTCAAGCACATTCTGAGCATAATCTCGGCAGTGCATTCAATCTGTGCCTCGTGTGCCAATTCGATCAATCTAGGCCAATGCTCAATAGGAATGGAACCTTGATTGCTCCAGAACGTTATGTTGCTTGGAGACTTACCAAGCCGCTCCCCTAATTTCTTTGGACCGCCTAATTGCGTTAAGAATTCTTTAACCGTTTTCAATGTGAAACTCCTTTGCGACAAATACTGTATGACTGCGGTTGTTTCCGCGTTCCGGATATTTAACCCGCCGGCCTGTATCGACAATCAAGCCAGCCCTTTCTAATTCGCTCCGTCTGGCACGATACGTTGACATCTCAGTTTCGAAATGTCGGTTCATATCAATATCAGTGAATCCATTATAACCGCGATCTATTGCATAGCTTAAAATCTCGATATGCAATTCACGCAATTTAGGGAAGATCGACTGAGCCGCTTCAATTGAAGTGACTTTTGCGTTCTTGCGAAATAAATCCCGCTCTTGGATTTTAAGGACTTTTTCTAAGGCTCCGACGAATGACATTTTGTTTCTCCTTTACACATCGGTTCAAATAACCTAAATTCTGATTCGTCAGTTGTAAAGGTCGAAAGGAAACAAAAAATGAGTTATTTTGAACTGGCGAATATGGTATCAGACCTATTAGAACTGCTTGCAAACTATTCCCGCGAGCCGACTCAGGAAAATTGGGAATTGATAATTCATCAAGCAATTCAAATAGATAGCAAAATGGAAATGAGTTATCCACAAGAAAGTGAGACAAAAAATGGCAGACCAATCTAATAACAAACTTATTGTTGCACTGCACAAAGTCCAAGGCCGAATCTCTGGCGTTAAACGCGACTCAACAAACCCGCATTTTAAAAACCGTTATGCCAGCCTCGAAGCCGTTATCGATGCAATTCGACCAGCACTTCAGGAAAATGATCTAATTGTTACTCAGGCTCCGGGACGATTTACCGAATCCGGTTGCATTGAGATCACGACCACGATCTCCCACATTTCAGGCCAATCGATGCACACTCGATTCGAAGTTCCGCTATCGAAAAAGGATGCCCAAGGAGCAGGATCGGCTATCACGTATGGTTGCCGATATAGCTTAATGGCTATGTTTATGATCCCGCCGACCGATGACGATGGCGAAGCATCGATTGATCGCAATCGTGATTCATCGTTTCCACGCGACGATAGCCGACCAGTTCGAACCAGTAACTCACTCAAAAAAGAGCAACCGGAACGCTGGACGAAAGTTGTGAGCATGATTCGAGAATGTGATTCGCGCGTAAATTTGAAAGAATTGAAACGCGATTTGCTTACCGAAGTTGCTGTTTGGCCTCAGTCATGGCGTGATCAGCTATCCGAGGAATGGGATAAGCGATACGAGGAAGTTGTTTGAACGAAATGATTTTCTTCTTTCTTGGAGTAATGATCGGGAGCATAGTCGGAGTGATTATGCTTTCGTTCTTACTTTGGAAGGAAGGATTATGATTATCGATTCAATTCCTTGCCAATACCTCACAATTAGTGATCTTGGTCTGTGGGTTAGAGACGAGCAGTGTTACCGCGTAAATGGTCAAATTTTTATAGGAATAAGACCAGAGCCTAGATTTCCAATACAAATCGAGCAAGATCGATGCAAAGATGGTGATCGAAAAACATATCCAAGATATAGAATAGGCGATGGAGAATGGATTTGTATTTTGCCTAAATGAAAGATCGCCATGAATGGATTCGCCTCAAAAAGAGCAATGGTAATGAACAAAATCAATGACAATGAGATACCATTAAGTGAACAATATAGAATCATCGCTAAGAAATGGGTTGATGCTGATTCAGCCGCATCGATCTTAGAAGAAACCAAAAGCGCAGTTCTAGCCCGTAAGATGCTTGAACTTGGCGATATGCCAGTTTCAAAAGCTGAAATGAACATTAAGGCTTCCGATGATTGGCGAGAATTTATCACGGGAATGGTTAAAGCCCGTGAAAAGGCCGCTTTACTCAAAGTGCAACTAGAATACATTCGAATGCGTTTTAGCGAATGGCAAAGCATAGAGGCAACCAAACGAGCCGAAATGAAGTTATGAGACGATCAATATCAAAAAAAGAAAGAGTGGAGATATTCAGTGCGCGAAATGGCAAGTGTCATATCTGCGGTCAAAAGATTCATCCGCAGGAGAAATGGGAAATCGAACATATCATCCCGCTCGCCCTTGGCGGAGAAGACTCTGGCGAAAACCTTGATCTGGCTCACCAATCCTGCCACCGAGACAAGACAAAGGCAGATGTCAGCCGTCTTGCTAAAGCGAAACGACAAGCCGCTTATCACAATCATACAAAACTATCGAAAAAGCCGCTCCCTTGTGGTAAATCATCAAAATGGAAGCGGAAACTAGATGGGAGCCTTGTTCTGCGAGATGAGATCAAAGCACGCGGATCATTGGAGATTGACCGCAATAGAAGAATACAAAAGAATTAAATCGGCACAAAAAGTAGCCGACCGACTTGGCATCGCTCCGACCACCGTCCGAAACTGGATTAGAATGTTTCGGCTAGCTGAAAACCTTGTTCCTGAAACACCACGAGAGGAGAATCTGAGACAGTATTTAATTCAACAAAATAGAATAATTGAGGAAAAGACAAACGATCCAAACGTTAACCTTCTAGGCAAACCGCCACTCGGTAGATCAGCACTAGATCAAAAACGAGCAAAAGAAAGAGAAAACCAAAATGAAACACGCGAAAGACATACTTTTTCAATCAGCAACTATTATCGAACAACGCGGGACTGAATACGGTTCAGCCTTAGAGAATTTTGAAAAAGCCGCATACATAGCGACAACAATCCTCGAAAAGCCGATCAGCATTTATGATCTCTGCATCATTATGACTGCTCTTAAACTCAGCCGCATCTCAGCAAATAAACGCCACGAAGATTCATT